CAATTCTGATCAAGGAAAAGGGGCCGAAGCGGGTGTCGCCTTTCTTTATCCCCGGGGCGCTGATCAACCTCGTATCAGGGCAGGTATCCATCCGCTTTGGGTTCAAGGGGCCGAACCATTCGGTGGTCACGGCCTGCTCGACCGGCGCGCATGCAATCGGCGATGCGGCCAGGCTGATCCAGTGGGGAGATGCCGATGTGATGGTCGCCGGCGGGACGGAGAGCCCGATATCCGAGATCGGGATCGCCGGGTTCAACGCATGCAGGGCATTGTCGACCAAGAGGGCAGATGACCCGACGAAGGCGAGCCGTCCCTATGACGCGGACCGCGACGGGTTCGTGATGGCCGAAGGCGCGGGGATCGTGGTGCTGGAGGAATACGAGCATGCGAAGGCACGCGGGGCAAGGATGTACGCAGAAGTGCTGGGTTATGGCTTATCGGGCGATGCCTATCACATCACCGCTCCGTCCGAAGATGGCGACGGGGGCTATCGCTCCATGGCGGCGGCGCTGAAACGGGCAGGCTTGCGGCCTGATCAGGTGGATTACATCAACGCACATGGCACCTCGACGATGGCGGACACCATCGAGCTGGGCGCCGTGGAGCGACTGCTGGGTGATGCGGCGGAAGGGATTTCGATGTCTTCGACCAAGTCCTCGATCGGGCACCTTTTAGGGGCTGCGGGCGCGGTCGAGGCGATTTTCTGCATGCTCGCGATCCGCGATCAGGTGGCGCCGCCGACGATCAACCTCGACAATCCGGCAGTGACGCCGCGCCTCGATCTTGTGCCGAACGTGGCGCGAAGCCGCAAGATCGACGTGACGCTGTCGAACTCCTTCGGTTTTGGCGGTACGAATGCGAGCCTTGTCCTAGGTAGGGTCGCGGGCTGATGTTGCGGTCTGTTGCCTCCAATGCCCTGACGCTGTTTATCGTGGTGCTTGTAGTGATGGCGGGCATCCTCGCGTGGGGGAGGGAGCAGTTTCGCGCTCCGGGACCGCTGGCGGAGGCGGTCTGCTTCCGTGTTGATCGTGGTGCCTCGCTTTCTGTGGTGAGCCGGGCACTGGAAAGTCAGGGAGCGGTATCGGACGCGCGGATCTTTCGGATCGGGGCGGACTATGCGGAACGGGCGGATGATCTGAAGTTCGGCTCGTACCTGGTGCCGCCGGGCGCCTCGATGAGCGAGATCATAGATGTGCTGACGGCGGGGGGGCAATCGACCTGCGGGCGCGAGGTGAACTTCCGTATCGGGGTGGCCAATGCGGATGTGGTGCTGCGCGAGCTGGACCCTGCGACGGATGCCTATGTCGAGGTGGTGCGGTTTGATGCAGGCACCGCCGCACCGCCCGAATTTGCGGCCGTGGCGGACGCGGATGACATCCGGTTCCGGGTGACGCTGGCCGAAGGGGTGACGAGCTGGCAGGTGGTGGATGCGCTGAAAAAGGCGGAGTTTATGGGTGGAGAGGTTGCGGCCGTTCCGGCCGAAGGCGGCCTCGCGCCCGACAGCTATGAGGTGGAGCGGGGGGCGGACCGAGGCGCGTTGATTGCGGCGATGCAGGCGGCGCAGTCGCGGTCGCTGAACGAGGCGTGGGCCAACCGGGCGCCCGATCTGCCCTACGACAGCCCCGAGCAGGCGTTGATAATGGCGTCGATCGTCGAAAAGGAGACGGCGTTGCCCGAGGAGCGGCGGCGGGTGGCGAGTGTCTTTGTCAACCGTCTGGAGCAAGGAATGCGGCTACAGACCGACCCTACGGTGATCTACGGGATCACCAAGGGCGAGAGCGTGCTGGGCCGTGGCTTGCGTCAGAGCGAGTTGCGCCGACAGACGCCATGGAACACCTATGTGATCGACGGTTTGCCACCGTCGCCAATAGCGAATCCCGGGCGGCTGAGCATCGAGGCCGCGCTGAACCCCGACACCACGAACGATCTGTTCTTTGTAGCCGATGGCACGGGCGGGCACGCATTTGCAGAGACGCTTGCCGAGCATAACGAGAATGTCGCGCGCTGGCGGCAAATCGAGGCGCAGCAAGGGGTTGCAGAAGAAGGCGGGATTCAGGGGGATTGAGGGGTTAACAGGAGTTTAACGATGCGTGCCGTAACGCTTTGATTGAAATGAGTTTTTTGCTTGACTCGCCGCGCGGTCCCATGTAGGGATTGTGGCATGCTAGAAGAAGTGGGCAAAGCGGCCGGGGCACCCCCCCTCAGGCCGCTTTTTCATTTCGCGCTTGTGGGTTCGGCACGAAAGGCGGGCGCAGACGAATGACAATGCACTTTCAAGACAAAGACCAGCAAGACAAGGACCGGCCGCCGGTTGATCTGATGGCCGCAGCCGAGGGTCTTTACCGGGACTCTGCCGAGGAGCTGGTTCTGGCGGTCAACCGCATCAAGGCGGGGGACTACGACAAGGTCAAGGACGCCGCACAGGCCATCCGGGATCTGAAGACAGCGTTTTTCCTGGCGATAGACGAAAGGAACAGAGTTGAAAAGCTTCGCAAACAGGTCGTCGGGGCTGTCGGAACCGGAGAGCTTGATCTTGACGCCGCCCGGAATGAAATCGGGCGCAGGTTGGCTCTCCTCCGCAGCGCCGGAGAAGGTGGATGAGTTTCTGCACAAGCTTTCGGAAAACGCACTTCTGGCGCTGCCATGGATGTTCGAGTTCTGGGCGATGCCGCACCAGTTGCCGCCTGCAGGGATGTGGAAGACCTGGGTGATTCTGGGCGGGCGCGGGGCAGGCAAGACCCGGGCGGGGGCCGAATGGGTGCGCGCGCAGGTCGAAGGCGCGCGACCGCAGGATCCGGGAGCGGCAAGGCGGGTGGCCCTGGTGGGGGAGACGGTCGATCAGGTGCGCGAGATCATGGTCTTTGGCGACAGCGGGATCCTCGCCTGTTCGCCGCCCGACCGGCGGCCCGAGTGGGAAGCGGGGCGCAAGCGGCTGGTGTGGAAGAACGGCGCAGTGGCGCAGGTTTTTTCGGCACATGAGCCGGAAAGCTTGCGGGGGCCGCAGTTCGATGCGGCCTGGGTAGATGAGCTGGCCAAGTGGAAAAAGGGCGACGACACCTGGGAGCAGCTGCAATTCGGCCTGCGTCTGGGGGCGCATCCGCGCCAGGTGGTCACCACCACGCCGCGCAATGTAGAGGTGCTGAAGGCGATCCTGAAGAACCCTTCGACGGTTGTGACCCATGCGCCGACCGAGGCGAACCGGGCCTATCTCGCGGCCTCGTTCATCGAGGAGATCACGGCGCGTTTCGGTGGCACATTGCGCGGCCGACAGGAGCTGGAAGGCGCGCTGATCGAGGATGTCGAGGGCGCGCTGTGGACTTCGGCGATGCTAGAGCACGCACGGGTGGACGAGCCATTCGAGGTCACGCGGGTTGTGGTGGCGGTGGATCCGCCGGTGACCGCGACCAAGACCTCGGACGAATGCGGGATCGTGGTGGTGGGGGCCGACACGCGGGGCGATCCGCGCAACTGGCGGGCGCTGGTGCTGGAGGACGCGACCGTGAAGGGCGCGAGCCCGGACGGCTGGGCGCGCGCGGCACTGGCGGCGATGGAGCGACATCATGGCGACCGGCTGGTGGCCGAGGTGAATCAGGGCGGCGATCTGGTTGAGAAGATGATCCGCGGGCAGGACGCCCTGGTGCCGTTCAAGGCCGTGCGGGCCACGCGCAACAAGATGCTGCGGGCAGAGCCCGTGGCGGCGCTGTACGAGCAAGGGCGGGTAAAGCATCTGCGGGGTCTTGCAGAGCTGGAGGCGCAGATGTGCCGGATGGCCGCAACCGGCTATCAGGGCAAGGGCAGCCCTGACCGGCTGGATGCGCTGGTTTGGGCCTTGACCGAATTGATGGTGGACCCGGCAGGGCAGGTCATCCGGCCTTCGGTCCGGCACCTGTAACAGCATCACTGAACATCAAAGAACGGCGTGCACGCGGGCGCGCGGAAGAGGCATGTCCGTTTGCGGGCGAAGACCGCCCTTGGCAGGTGCCCGGGCGAAAGAGGAGCGATAGGCATGGTGTTCGATTTCCTGCGGCGCAGCGAGAAGGTGGCGCCGGTGATGGAGAAGAAAGCCTCCGCCACGGGGCGGGTGGTGACCTGGGGGGCCTCGGGCCGGGTGGCGTGGAGCCCGCGCGATACGGTGTCCCTTACCCGGACAGGGTTTCAGGGCAACCCGATCGGGTTTCGCGTGGTGCGGCTGATCTCCGAGGCAGCAGCGGCCTTGCCGTTGATCTTGCAAGATGATGAGCGGCGCTATGATGTGCATCCGGTGCTGGACCTCTTGCGCCGTCCGAACGGGGCGCAGGGGCGGGCGGAGCTGTTCGAGGCGATCTATGGCTATCTGCTGCTGACGGGAAATGCGTACCTTGAAGCGGTGCCGGGGATGACGGCGCTGCCCGGAGAGCTGCATGTCCTTCGGTCTGACCGGATGTCGCTGGTGCCGGGGGCGGATGGCTGGCCTGCGGCCTACGACTATACCGTCAGCGGGCGGACGCATCGCTTCGCCCTCGGCGAGGGGCCGAGCCCGGTTTGCCACATTCGCAGCTTTCACCCGCAGGACGACCATTACGGCTTTTCGCCCCTGCAGGCGGCGGCAGTGGCGGTGGACGTCCACAACTCGGCCAGTGCCTGGTCGAAGGCGTTGCTGGACAATGCGGCGCGGCCTTCGGGGGCGATCGTCTATCGCGGGGCTGACGGTCAGGGTTCGCTGAGTTCCGAGCAGTACGACCGGTTGATCGAAGAGATGGAGAGTTACCATCAGGGCGCACGCAATGCCGGGCGGCCGATGCTGCTGGAAGGGGGCCTGGACTGGAAGCCGATGGGGTTCAGCCCGTCGGACATGGAGTTCCAGCAGACCAAGGAGGCGGCGGCCCGCGAGATTGCCATCGCCTTTGGCGTGCCGCCAATGCTGATGGGGATCCCGGGGGACGCGACTTATGCAAACTATCAGGAGGCGAACCGCGCGTTTTACCGTCTGACCGTGCTGCCCTTGGTGGCGCGGGTGACGGCGGCGGTGTCAGCGTGGCTGTCGGGGTTTGCGGGCGCCATGGTGGAGCTGCGCCCCGATCTGGACCAGATCCCGGCGCTGGCGGTGGAGCGGGATCAGCAATGGACGCGGGTGGGTGCAGCTGACTTCCTGACGGTGGCTGAAAAGCGAGCGGCCCTCGGTCTGCCCAAGCTGGCGGATGATGCATGACGGCCCGGAAACCCGGGGACGGTTCGCGCTTCCTATATGACAGTTTCGATGTGGCTTCCGCCCGGATCGAGGCGAACGAACGGGTGGCTGAGGAGCGATGGGCGGCGCTGGACTATCGTCTGGCGCAGATCGACGCGGTGCTCGAGCGGCTGGAAAAGCGCATCTGGTTGGGCGTTTGCGGTGTGGCGACCTTTCTGCTGACGCAGATGGCCGAGGCTTTGATTCAAGCGGCAATGAGGTGAGGCATGACGGATGATGGAGCGCCGGAGCGGAAGTATCACCGCCCCGAAGCAGGATTGGCGGTGACGGACGGGCACGTCGTTGAGGGATATGCGTCGCTCTTTGGGCGCAAGGATCAGGGCGGCGATGTTGTGATGAAGGGCGCCTATGCCGCCAGCCTGAAGCGGCTGGCGGTCGCGGGCGGGCGGATCAAGATGCTTTGGCAGCATGATCCACGCCAGCCCATCGGCGTGTGGGACGAGGTACGGGAGGATGCGACGGGCCTGTGGGTCAAGGGGCGGATCCTCACGGAGTTGGAGCGGGGCCGGGAAGCCGCTGCGTTGCTGGCGGCGGGGGCGATTGACGGACTGTCGATCGGCTATCGCACGGTAAAGGCGGAACGTGACGGAAAAGGCCGCAGGCTCTTGTCGGAACTGGAGCTGTGGGAGGTGTCTCTTGTGACTTTCCCGATGCTGACTGAAGCGCGGGTGCAAACCAAGGCCGATACCGGCATGGACGAGACCTGGCGCTGCCTGGCGCTGATTTTTGAAGAGGCGCGCAAGAGCCTGGCCGAGGGCCGGTAGCGCCCAGGCCTTTTTGTCGACCCAAGCGAGGACGAAGATAATGATCGAGAGAGAGGCTCGGGCCGGGATGGATGATCCCCAGGCCCTGGAACCGGCCGCGGAAGCGAAATCCGCGATGTCAAGATTTCTGAACGCCTTCAATGGCTTTCAGATCGAAGTGAAGACCGCGTTGAAACAACAGGAAGAGCGACTGATCATGCTGAACGCAAAGACGATGACCTACGGGCGCCCCGCGCTTTCGGCGAGTGCCGAGATGGACCAGCCGCATGCCAAGGCGTTCAACGCCTATCTGCGCACGGGCGCTGATGACGGGCTGCGTGGTCTTGCGCCTGAGGGCAAGGCGCTGTCCACTACGGTTGCGGCGGACGGCGGCTATCTGGTGGACCCGCAGACGGCGGATACGATCCGCTCGATGCTGACGTCGACCTCGAGCCTCCGGGCCGTGGCCAACATCGTGACGGTGGATGCGACATCGTTCGATGTGCTGATCGATCGCAGCGAAGTGGGGTCGGGCTGGTCGACGGAAAGCGGCGCGCAGGCCGAAACTGCAACGCCACTGCTGGAGCGGATCTCGATCCGCCTGCATGAGCTGTCGGCGATGCCGAAGGCAAGCCAGCGTCTGCTGGACGACAGTGCTTTTGACGTCGAGGGCTGGCTTGCGGGCAAGATCGCGACACGGTTCATCCGGGCCGAGGCTGCGGCCTTCATCAATGGTGATGGCGTGGACAAGCCGCGCGGCATCCTGTTGCCTGCCAAGGTAGCGAATGCGAGCTGGACCTGGGGCAACCTGGGCTACGTACCGACGGGGGCAGCGGCGGATTTCGCCACGACCAACGCGGCGGATTGCATCATCAACCTCGTCTATGCGCTGGGGGCGGATTATCGCGCGAATGGCACGTTCCTGATGAACTCCAAGACCGCAGGCGCCGTGCGCAAGATGAAGGATGCCGACGGGCGGTTCCTGTGGTCGGACGGTCTGGCGGCGGGCGAGCCTGCGCGGCTGATGGGATACCGCGTGCTGATTGCCGAAGACATGCCGGATATCGCGGCCAACGCCTTTGCCATCGCTTTTGGCGATTTCAAGTCGGCCTACACGATCGCCGAGCGCCCGGACCTGCGCATCCTGCGCGACCCGTTCTCTGCCAAACCCAACGTTCTGTTCTATGCCAGTAAGCGTGTAGGCGGCGATGTCACCGACTTTGCCGCGATCAAACTGCTGCGGATTTCGGTGACCTGAGGCAGCGCCTGTCGACCGGACGCGGGCGCGGGTCCGCAGTCTGGGCGCGCGCCGGGGCATTCGTGCTGGCGGGTTCTATCCCCTCCGTCAGAGCGGCACGCGGCGCGCGCCTTTCCCTTTCAGCTACCGGAGAGCCATGATGATGTTGTTCGAAGAGACGACAGTACCGGGTACGGTACTGCCCGTTCAGGGGATGAAAGATCACCTGCGGCTTGGCAGCGGGTTTTCCGATGACGGCATGCAAGATAACTTGGTGGAGGGTTATCTGCGCGCAGCAATCTCGACCATCGAGGGACGGATCGGCAAGGTGCTTCTGGCGCGGCGGTTCCGGCTTGTGCTGGAGGATTGGCGCGGGCCGGGCGAGCAGACCCTGCCGGTGGCGCCGGTGACGGCCATCGTGTCGATCACGCTGTTCGACAAGGCGGGGGAACAGACGGTTCTGGCGGCGTCAACCTACCGGCTTGTCGCGGATTTTCAGCGCCCGAAGGTGGTTCCCGTCGGAGTTCTCTTGCCCGGGGTGCCGTCAGACGGGCGGGCAGAAGTGCGGTTCGACGCAGGCTATTCGGCAACCTGGGGCGGGGTGCCTGCAGACCTTGCCCAAGCGGTATTCCTGCTGGCGGCAGAGTTCCACGAGCGCCGACATGACGGAGAAGGGCGGGTGGCCGGCCTGCCGCAAACGGTGGTCGCGCTGATCGAGCGCTGGCGCACGGTGCGTGTTCTGGGCGGGGGCGCATCGTGAGCGGACCCAATCTGAACCGGCTTTTGGTGTTGGAGGCGATCCAGCGGGTGGCGGACGGGGCAGGCGGGTTTACCCGAAGCTGGGTTCAGCGGGGGAAGCTTTGGGCCGAGGTGCTGCCCGGATCAGGCCGTGACGTGCCGGGGGAAGAGGTTACGCTGACCTCGGTGCCATATCGAATCACAGTGCAAGGTGCGCCGTTCGCGGCACCATCGCGACCGGTGGCGGGGCAGCGGTTTCGGGAGGGTACCCGGAACTTCTCGATCCTCGCGGTGGCGGAGAGAGATGCCGAAGCGCGGTATCTGACCTGCTTTGCCCGGGAGGTGCGTCTGAAATGAGTTATGCAGCGGCGGCAGCGCTTCAGGCGGCGATCTTCGCGCATCTTTCGTTGTCCCCGGAATTGGTCGGGGTGGACATTTTTGATGCCGTCCCACCCAGTGGCACCGGCACTTTTGTGCTGATCGGGCCAGAGCAGGCGACAGACAAGTCCGATGTGTCGGGCGCAGGGGCCGAGCACAGGATGGTGATCAGCGTCATTGCCGACACCGAAGGGTTCCTCGCGGCCAAGACCATCGCGGTGAAGATTGCCGATCTACTGGGTGACGCGGCGTTGACCATGTCGCGGGGCAATCTGGTCGCGCTGCAGTTTCTTCGGGCCGATGCGAAACGGTCGAGGGATGGCGACCTGCGGCGGGTCGACATGACCTTCCGCGCAAGAGTGGAGCTGTAGCGCCGAAGGTTTCGCTGCGGACATTGGCCGAGGGGCCGCTAACAATCAGATCGGAGAACGACAATGGCTGTGCAGAACGGCAAGGATCTGTTGATCAAGGTGGATTTGACCGGCGACGGGCAGTTCGTAACCATCGCAGGGCTGCGGGCAAGCCGTATCAGCTTTAACGCCGAGCAGGTCGAAGTCACGTCGCTGGAAAGCCCGGGCGGATGGCGCGAGCTTTTGGCCGGGGCTGGGGTGCGGTCGGCGGAAATCTCGGGCTCCGGCGTGTTTCGTGATGCCAACACGGATGAACGGGCACGACAGATCTTTTTTGACGGGGAGGTGCCGCTGTTTCAGGTGATCATCCCCAGTTTCGGGGTCATTGAGGGGGCGTTCCAGATCACCGCTATCGAGTATGCGGGCAGTCACAACGGCGAGGCGACATATGAGTTGTCGCTCGCCTCGGCAGGGCTGCTGAGGTTCACGGCGATCTGATGGGGAACTCCTTGATGGCAAATCCCTGGGCGGGCGAGGTGGAGATCCGGCTGAATGGCACGCCGCATATGGCGAAGCTGACTCTGGGCACGTTGGCGGAAATGGAGGCGGCGCTGGAGACGGGGTCGCTGTTCGACCTGGTGGAGAGGTTCGAGCAAGGGCGGTTTTCAACCCGCGACGTGCTCGCGCTGATTGTCGCGGGACTGCGCGGTGGCGGCTGGAAGGGTACGG